ACCATGCTGCGCATCGACAAGGGCGAGATGGTCTACCGTCTGTTTGACGAGGCCTTCGAGGTGATGACCACCCTGAGCTAATCCGGCGTACGAACCTGGATGAGGGGGCTGCTCCAGAAGGGCCGCCCCCTTTCTTTATTTAACTGGAGTTTCAAACCATGGCTACTAAATCCGTACCTCCTGAAGACGCCCCTGTTGACGCACCTGTTGACGCACCTGTTGACGCACCCGTTGACGCACCCGTTGACGCCCCCGTTGACGCCCCCGTTGACGCACCTGTTGACGCCCCCGCACCCGATCCCGTACCTGTTGGGCAGGTCTGGGTGATCTCCGTGAACGACCCCATGCTGAACTTGTTCACCAACGTCTGGTACGACAAGGACCCCAAGAAGGTTGACAAAGACGAGTTTGTTGCTGGCCAGGAATTCGCCGGCAAGCTCCAATTTGTGAACCCCTAAGTTTGTGCTGCAGGAGCCTTCCACATGGCCTTGACAACTTACTGTGACTACGATGAAGTCCGCGCTGCTCTGGGCGTGGGCGAGATCGAATTGCCCAACACGGTACTAAGCCTCCCCGTCTACGAGATAGGGTTGGTACGGGAGCTTAATCGCGTCTCGGTGTCACTGCCTGTGGCTTTTTCCACCTGCAGCAACAAAGCAGAGGAGTCCCGCTCGGACAACGAACAGGCGCTGGTTGACGCCGTGCGCCTGTTCAGCGTCTACACCTTGGCCAAACAGGTCGGGGTGTCGCTGGGCTCCATCGTCCCCAAGGATATTGGCGATGGCAAGGCAACCTTGTCGCGCTTTTCCGACTCGCCCTACAAAGAGGTGATGAAGAACGTCGAGGCCATGTACGCAGCCGTGCGCGTGAGCCTGGTCGATAGCCTTGCACTGTATTCGGGTGTGGGAGACAAGACGGCGTCTACCGTCCCCAGCCCTGTTTTCGGTAAGTCCGCCCGGGGCTACGACCCCATTTCTGGAGTTTGATATGGCCTGCAAACCTAAGGGCAAACGCCCACCTAAAAAATGAACCCTGCTGGACAAGCAACTTCCAGAGCCGAAGCGAGGGCATCCGGAACCATTCACTACCTTACGGGTATGCCTTGCCCTTCTGGACATGTGTCGTTGCGTTGGACTAAAAACGGTGAATGTTTTGGGTGCGCTGAAGCCCGTAGGTCTGACCCAGACAGGCAACGGAAGGCTAGGGAGACCGCCCGAGCGGTCTACGCTGAACGTAGGGTAGCGAATAACGAAAGGCAGCGGCTGGCACGCCAGCAGCATCCTGAGAGGTTTCGGAAAAACCAGACAGATTACTGCAAGAGAAACCCGGAGAAACGGCGGGAGTCTCAGAACCAGTACTACTCCAGGAATCGTGGTAAGTATCTTGAGTACAACCGGAACAGGGGGTTGGGCTGTAAGAGAGCAACGCCACTGTGGGCTGACGCTAGAGCAATCGAGGCTGTATACCAACGGGCAAAAACGATGGAGAACGAAACTGGGAAGGTTTACCACGTAGACCATAGCGTTCCACTTAAGGGGGTAAACAGTAAGGGTGAGCACGTCGTTTGTGGGTTGCACGTTCACTACAACCTAGTGCCCATTCCCGGCTCGGAAAACAGGGCTAAGTCGAACAAATTTGAGGTGGTCTAAGATGAATCTTGCCGACGCATCCCGCTACTTCGACCGCACAACGGCTACCGACGTAGTGACTGGTAAAACACTATTTCGTTGCCAAATTGATCCGTTTGACGAAAGTAAGCGTGACGCTGCTGCAGCGTATCGCCGCGTCATGTCGGTCGCCCCTGGCACGGCCATGCCGTCGAACAATGTAGCAGTGATCATGGGGCGCGTCTGGATGATTGGAGGTTATGAACCGGACGGACTTGAGGACTTGCACCGCGTGAAGTACGTTGTGCAGGCAGCCTCCGTACAGTTGAAGGTGTCCCGCCTCAACCTGTTTCTTTCTGGCGCCTACTCGTCTGAGACCTACGCGTGCCCGACATGGACAAAGGACGCCAAGCAGCTCGAGGTGTCCTCTGAGACACCCCAGATTTTCGACGTCACGCTCCCGCTCGGGACGGACGTGCACCCCGACGACGTGCTGTGGGGATCAGCCACTGCCTACCTCGTGCTGGCCTCCCACCCGCAGGCCTCCGGCATGCTGGTGGCGAACTGCCTGAAACTTGACCAGTCTGCCCCGTTGCAGGCCACGATCAGCACGCGCACATATGACCCCGTCACCGGCACCTACGGCGCGCCGGTCGACACCCTTGCCAATTCCCTGTTGGTGCGCTGGCAGAGCCTGTTCAAATACGGCTCCCAGATGTCCGAGCGCTACCAGGAGGGTGATGTTTCGATCGTCCTGCCAGCGGGCACGGTGGTGACCACCAGCACCAAGATCACCCTGTCAGGAGTCAGTTACCAAGTGCTTGCAGTGCTCGACATTGCCGGCGCCGTGGTGGCGCACGCGAGGGTCTCGTAATGGCGCGCCGCGCCGCCCCGTCCAAGGGGCTCCTCGACTTCAACAAGGCAATCGACGCCATCGGTGAGAAGGTGGAGGGAGTGTTGATCGATGAGTTTCGCAGGGCCGTCTGGGCGGTGTTCCAAGAGCTTGTGCTGACCACGCCCCAGTTTCGGGGCACGGCGGCGGCCAACTGGAACCTCGGGCTTAATGCCCCGGACTTCTCGGTGGACTACGACCTTGGGGAACGCGTGACACCCGCAAAGGCCAAGGACGGCCACATGTACAACCAGTCGTTTTATGCCCGGAAGGTTGGGGACATGAAGTGGGCTGAGGAGGCGTTTGCCCGGAACAAGTACAAGCTTCGTCAGATCACGAGGGACACGAAGGTCTACATCACCAATGCGGTGCGGGGTGATCCTGATGTTGCGCATGGGAGGACTTCCCAGTACTACCTCGCTGACCTGCAGGACCCGTCGTACTGGGCCACACGCCTGCGCATAGAGAACCAACCCTACGAGACCGTGAGCCAGGTGATTCTGATGGAGTCGTGGCGCCTGCGGTTGAACGAAAACATCATGGATAAGGCGTTCTTCCAATGAGCACTAAAACATTCCGTGCGGCCGTCGTCACCCAAGTGATGGCGTGGGCTGCCGCCAACTTCCCGACCCTGCCCATCATCCACGAGAACGGCCCAGTGCCCGACGAGGACAAGATCGGCCAGGTGTGGCTCGACCTTGAGATTCGCTGGTACGGGGCGAAGGACCTTGGCATCGGGCAGACGACCAGCGGCCGGCACAGTGGCGCCATATCGGCCAACGTCTATTACCGCGAAGGCGCGGGAACGGGGGAGGTGGATGACATCATCGACAGCCTCAAGTCCAGCCTCAAGTTGCAACGCGTCGGTGGCGGCATCGTGCGGTTTCCGCAACGCACCGTCCCATCCCCGCAGCTCAAGGGTTGGTACCGGTCTGGACTGCTCTTCCCGTTCACCTTGGACGAGTAATACCGGGGGATTTACTTTTCGAAATTCGGTCCCTAGTCTGCCCTGAAATTCTGGTAACTCTGGAGAACCGTTATGCCATTTTCTTCCGGCTCGTTTGGGCAGCTTCGCTACATCCCCGAAACTGTCATCGGTACAACCCCTGTCGCGGGTAATGGCGTAAACCTTCGCCAGACCGGCCCCACCTTGAAGGCAGCCGTGGCCACCACGACCTCCAAGGAAATTCGTGCTGACCGTCTGGCTTCCGGCCTGACCCGTACCGATCTGAATATCGACGGCGGCTTCAACTTTGAGTTGTCCGCCAAGGAATACGACCCCTTCCTTGAAGGTCTGCTGGGCGCGAGTTTCACGCACTACGGCGCCAACGGGCTCGGCACCGTGTTCGGCTTGACGACTGCTGCGTTGCTTGTTACTGCCGCAGTGGCACCTACCACCACCTCCGCGTTCTCTGTGCTGGTTGCCGGCTCTTGGTTCAAGATCGTGCCCCCTGTTGGCGCTACCGCCGCGCAAAAGACCTACTTCAGTGACGCCTGGTTCAAGGTTGCCTCGACCACGGCCACTACCGTGGTTCTGGACGCATCCACACCGATCACAGGTGCCGGCCTTGGCATCACTGCAGTCGCTGGCTACGCCATCTCCCAGTCGTCCCTGACCAATGCGGCCACGCTGACGCGCGGGTTCACGATGGAATACGCGATGACCGACATCGTTCAGTTCCTGCCCTTCCAGGGCATGCGCGTCAACCAAATGGACCTGGATGTGCAGGTTGGCAACATCGTTACCGGCTCCTTCGGTTTTGTGGGCCAAGGCCACAGTGGCATGGTAGCGGCCACCACACTGCCGGGCACACCGGTGGCCTCGCAGACCTTTGATGTCATGAACTCGGTGGCGGATGTGGGACTGTTGATGGAAAACGGCGTGAACTTGCTGACCGCCGGCAGTTTCATCAAGTCGGTCAAGTTCTCGATCTCCAACAACATGCGTGGCCAGAAGGCGGTAGGCGTCTTCGGCAACGCCGGTGTGGGCCTTGGTGAGTTGGCAATCACCGGCACCTTGGAACTGTACGTGGCTGACGGCACCTACTACAACAAGTGGTTCAACGGTACAAATACCTCGCTGTCCTTCGGCTTTGCCGATGCACTGGGTAACGGTTACCTGTTCGACTTCGAGAAGGTGACGTTCAAGGACGGTGGTATGAATGCTGGTGACCGGTCCAGCGACGTGATGCTGTCGTTGCCCTTCCAGGCTTTCTACAACCCCACCACCAACCGCGGAGTCCGCCTCACACGTGGCGTGGTCTCCTAATGAGTCCCAGACCGGGTTCAGAGACCCGGTCTAGGCGAGCAAGGCCTTCGGGCCTTTTCACTATCCTGCTAGAGAAAAATAAAATGGATATTTTCAGCTCCTTTGCCACTGACGAAAAACTCGAGACCGAAGGCAAGGTCTTCCCCCTGTCCAAGACCGCCAGCGTCTTGGTGGCCCGTTCGGGCAATCCCAAGTACGTCGCCCTGCTGCGCAAGAAGATGGCCGAGGCCCAACTTGACCTGACCTCCGGCGATGAAGGCGACCAACTGGCCGAATCCATTCTGATCGACGTGATGGCTGAGACCATCTTGCTGGGTTGGAAGGGTGTTCAAGAGGCCGGCACAGACGTGCCGTATTCCGTGGCCAAGGCCCGTGACTACCTCAAGCTCAAGGACTTCCGCCGCAAGATCAGCGGCCTGTCCGAGAACTTCGAGTCTTTCAAACTCAAGGCCGAGGTCGAGCAAAAAAACGCCTAAAGAAGGCCCTGGCGTGGAACCTCAAATGGGGTGACCACGTCAAGGCCTTCGAGGCTCAGGCCAAGAAGTCGGGACTCGTCGCTAACCCGATGAAGAGTCGTCCCCGTTTACTCAACGGGGACGTTCCCTACTACAACGCCTTCCAGTATTGCAACGCATCCCGTCCTGCGTCCATGGGCGGGATGTGCGCCATACCCATTTCCGAGATCAACGCATTCTGCCAACTGGTGGGGATTGTCACGCGCGAGGAAAGGGTCAAGTATCTCGAACTGATTCAAGAACTCGACAACCTGTGCCTTGAGCACTGGGCAAAAGAAGCGAAGCAATCATGAGTGACCAACCCATCAACATACCCTTGTCGGCCCATATCGAAGGCCTTGGCGAGACCTTGTCCGGGTTGGAGCAGATCAAGCGGGCCGCCGCCGGCATATCGGAACAGGACGTCAGCGGAAAGTTGCGCGAGCATATTGGTGCGATCAACAGCGCCACCGCTGAGGTGACCAAGTCCACCAACACCATGCGGGACAGCCTGTCTAAGTCCCTCGCAGACGGGGCTAAGTCTGGGGCAGACGGGGCAGTCCGTGCAGTGCGGGAAATGCGCCAGGAGCTTCAGGTCGAGTACGAGAAAATGATGGGCCTTGGCTGGAAGTTGAAGGCTGGGGCGCTGTCAGACCTGAAGACACAGGGCGTGTCGCTGTCGCCGACAGACGCCCTGCGCCTGAGAGCAGACGAGCACCTGACAAAGTCGGCCCCCAAGTTGAACGAAGACGACGCGCGCGCGCTGTTGGGTATGGGTACGCGGGCGGAGATGTCAGCGTTTGCGTCCAGCCTCAAGGCGCAGATGACCGAGGACTTGAGCAGGGCGAACGCCACTGCTGGCTTCAGGGCCAAGTCTGCTTCACGGTTCAACGAGGACGACACGCGGACCCTTTTGGGCATGCCCTCTCGCGACGAGATGAAGTCGTTTGCGTCCAGCCTCAAGGCGCAGATGACCGAGGACGTCGCCCTTGTAAAGAGCACGGATACGCTGCGGGCCCGCTCGGCAACACCTTACAGCATCAACGATTATCGGGCGCTGATGGGCCTGCCTTCCGAGGCGGAGTCGAAGGCAATGTCAGCCCAGATCAAGGCCCAGATGGAGGCCAGTTCGGAGGCGACCACGGCAAGTATTCGCCGCCAGGTGGCCCTTGCAACGGCAACCCCTGCGGGTCCGTATTCAGTCAGTGAAGGTGCGCGGATCGGCGCGGGCAAGGGCCCAGTCGAGGAGGTCGCAGACGCCCACAAAAAGTTGACCCAGGCGGTCAACGACGGCATCTCCCCAACACAAAGGTTGGCGGCGGAGAAGGCCAAGTTGGCGGCGGACATGAGGGACTTGCACTCCGCTGCGCGAGGCTTGGCCTCCGGCTTCAACGCCATGTGGCTCACGTGGGGCAACATCCTGCCGCTGATGGCCGGCGCGGCGGTGTCCGGTGCCATCGTGAGCTCCATCAAGGACTACAAGGACCTTGAGTACCAATTGAAGTTTGTGCAGGCTGTAGCCAGTGACACGAGTGTGTCTATGCAGGACATGATGACGGCTGTTGGGAAGACCTCAATCCAGTTTGGTGTTGAGCCGGCAAAGGCTGCTCAAGGGGTTCTGGCGCTGGCACAGGCCGGTTTAACGGCCAGCGAGGCGCTGCAGAATCTGTCAACGGTAATGGGCATAGCGGTGCTTGGCGAAATGTCGATGGAGAAGGCCGCGGTGAGTCTCACCGGTGCGACTTACGCGTTTGGCACAGGCCTGCAAAGTATGGAGCACATCGGGGACGTCTATACCAAAGCGGCCAACGTCTCCAACACCAGTGTCCAGTCAATAACGGAGTCCATGAAGCAGGCCTCTGCTGTGGCCCAGCAGTACGGGCTGAGCGTAGAGGACGTGGGTACAGCCCTCACGGCGATGGCCAAGCGCAACATCATGGGCAGCGCAGCGGGCACCGCGTTCAACAACTTGATGATGGAACTCGCCACACCCAAAGGTGACGCGAAGAAGGTTGCGAGCCAGTTGAAGATCAGTCTTTACGACCCGGCCACCAACGACACAAAAGACTTTTTTGGCAAGTTCATCCCTGAGCTGCGGGAAAAGCTGAGGACGTTTGATCCGCAGAGCCAGACGTTCATCATGAACACGCTGACCAACAATCGGGCGGCTAAGTCCTTGGCGGCCCTGTTGGGCATGTCCGATGAGGACCTGCAGGGATTGCGCAATCAGTTCAAGAACGCAACCGGAACAACTGCCCGGGGCGTGGTCGAACTCAACGACTCCCTGCAAGGGGACCTCAACAAAC